ACCCCGGCCTGTACGAGTCCATCATGCGCGGCGGCAGCGAGGCTGAGAGACAGCGCATGCAGGAGATCGACGACCTGACCCCTCCAGGCTATGAGGCGCTTGCCCTGGAAGCCAAGGAAAAGGGCACAAGCCCCATCGACTTCCAAAAGCAGGTGGTGAAAGCCCAGCGGGAAAAGGCCGCGAAATTTGTGGACGACCGCAAGGCCGAAACCGCCCCCAGCGTGGAGGTGGCGGGAGAAGCCAGCGACAATGGCAGCAGCGACCCGGACGCGGAGCTGAAGAAGGCGGCCGCTGAAATCGCCGAGTACGCCAAAGCCTACCGCGCTTCTGCCGACGGCGGCATGTTCTAACAAACAGAAAGGAGACAACAAGGCAATGAGTAAGCTGTTTGAAACCATCGGGGCGAAAAATCCCCAGTACCTGCTGGCCGACCCACAGGGGGCGCAGGTGATTGCCATTTCCTGTGAGCCCGGCAACGGCAGGGTGCCCAGGGGCATGGTGATGTGCCGCCAGGCTTCCGGGATGTACGCCCCTGCCGCTTCGGCAGACATCGCCTCCGATAACACCCTGGTGGTGCTGGACGAAGCCGTGGACACCTCGGGAAACCTGCTGGTGGCCGAGGACGCCCGCGCCTACCGGGCCGGACGGCTGTTTGCCAGCAAGATTCTGCTGGCTGATGACCAGCCGCTGACCGCCGACAACATGCTGGTGCTCCGTCAGCAGGGCATCCTGCTGGACCACCTGGCAGACGATGCCCCTGAGCTGGTGAACCACTTTGTGCCCATCGTCTATCAGGCCAATGGCGGCGTGGGCCTTCCGGTGACGGAAATGGCCCTGGCGGGCTCCACCTATGCCGTGGCCGACAACACCTTCACCGCGCCTGCGGACAAGGAGTTTGACAAGTGGAACACCAAGGCGGACGGAACCGGCACGGATTACGAGGCAGAGGATGTCTATCCCGCTGCCGCAGGGCTCACGCTGTTTGCCATCTGGAAGGTGGAATATGCCTATGTCACCTTTGATGCCAACGGCGGCACCGGCACCATGGCCGCCGGTCGGGTGAAGGTGGGCGCGGTCTATGCCATCCCCGACAGCACCCTGACCCCGCCTGCCACCAAGGCCTTTGACAAGTGGAACACCAAGGCGGACGGAACCGGCACGGATTACGCCGTGGCCGCGTCCTATACCGGGACTGCCGCCGATCTGGCGCTGTTCGCCGTCTGGAAAGACGCCAACTAACGTGTAAAACAAGGAGGAGAAAAAGAATGCCGCTTGATATTTACAGCACCCGGGCGCAACTGGCCGCCATTGAGCTGCTGCCCAGAGAGTATACCTTCCTCTATGACGTCTTTGTGAAAAACATGGGCGCTGTGGAGGACGACGAGGCCATCTATGACTTCAAGAAGGGCGCCCGGCAAATGGCTCCCATCGTGCATCCCGGTACCGGCGGTGTGGTGATGGGCCGCACCGGCTTTGAAACCCGTCAGATCGGTTTCTGCACCATCGCCCCGGAGAGGATTATCGACAACAAGGACCTGAAGGGCCGCACCTTTGGCGAACAGGTGATGGGAGCCATGACCCCCGAGCAGCGGGAAAGGAAGATGCTGGCCCAGGACCTGATGGAGATGCGGGCGGCCATTCAGCGCCGCAGGGAGCACATGGCCCGCCAGATGCTTCTGACCGGCAAGCTGGAGGTGTTCCGCTACACCAACGAGGGCCGGGACAAGCAGACCACGTTGGTGGCCGACTTCGGCTTCACCAACAACTTCACCCCGGACAATGCCTGGAACACCGCTTCCGCCACCATCGAGAGCGACATGCAGGAGATGTATGACCTGGTGTATGACGGCCTGGGCATCGTGGACATCATCGTGATGGCCCCCGATGTAGCCGCCGCCATGCTGGGCAACAGCGACTACGTGAAGCAGTTTGACAGCAGAAACATCAACATGGGCGAGATCAATACCCGGTATCGGGGCCAGGGGGTGCGCTTCCTGGGCTGGAACAGCGATGGGGTGGAAATGTACAGTTTTGCCGGCCGGTTCACCGACGACGACGGCCAGGTGAAGCCCATCCTTCCCAGCGGCAAACTGCTGATGGGCGGCCGCGAAATGCTGAAATGCCCCCACGGTCCTGTGACCCAGGTGGAGGAAACCGGCAAGAACGCCTCCCACCTGACCTACATCAAGGAGGAGGTTCCCCTGCGCTACGGCGACATCAACGCCAGCGCCGTGAAGAACCGCCTGACCAGCTGCCCAACCATCATCCCCTTCAACGCGGATGCCTGGGTGGTAGCCGACGTGCTCTAAGGCATGGGACACGGAAACGGAGGCTCACATGAGTTATATTGCTTTGCACTACGTGAGGGTGAACCGGAAGATGTACACCCCCGGAGAGATCATCCATGAGGAGATCCCCCAGGAGAAAAGCAAACGGCTGCTGGAAAAGGGAGCGATTCGGGAAGAAAACCCGGATCGCTCCTTCGACTATGCGGCACAGTTGCCGGCCCCGCGCGTCCTGCCAACGGAGGGCATCCCGGAGGACATCCAGGAGCGGAGGCTTGCGCCGGATCCGCAGCCCGGGACTGAGCCCGAGGAGGAGCCGGAGGAGGAGCCGGAGGAAGGGGCGGAGGAGCCGGAACCGCCCCCGGAAATCAACATCATGGAGGGCATTGTGGAAGCCAAGGCCGTGAAGCGCTCAGAGGCAAATGCGGCCACCAAGAAGCCTGCGGCAAAGAAGCCCTCCAGCCCAAAGAAGCCCGCAGGAAGGAGGAGCTGACCTATGAAAGTGAAGCTGAGGACCGGCGAAACGGCGGAGGTGAACGCCAGTTATGGCGCGCGCCTGATTGAGCAGGGAGAGGTCCGGCTGCTGCCCCAGGAGAAGCGGTCGATAAGGCCCGCCGAGGCGAAGCCTGCGGAGGCAAAGCCTGCCGAGCCCAAACGCCGGGAAAAGGAAACGGCGGAAAAGCCCGCCGGTGAAACCCATTGACCCTGAAGGACCGCATCCTGGCCGACGCCCACAGGGTATTCATGAACCCAGGTCACTTCGCGGAAACCCACACCTGGAACGGCAAGGAGTTTGACTGCGTGCTGGACGGGGAAGTGGCCATCAAGAAGAAGAACGCCAACGCCATCGACCTGAGCTGGGACAACAACGTGACGGAAACCATGATCTACACGCCCCTGGAGGGCTTTCCGGAGCCAAGGACCGTGCAGCCCAATGAGCACATCTTCCTGGACGGGAAGCCCATGAAGATCCTGCAGGTGCAGGAGGACGGCGGGATGCTTGGGATCCTGGTGATGAGCGATGAGCCGAAGGGGTGGATTGAATGAGAACCAGCGAGCGCCTGCTGGGCCTGAAACAATGGGCCATCCGGGAACTGTGCCAGGGACGCTCCCTGAAAGCCCCCGGGGAGACCATCATGGACATCCGCAGGCAGGAGCCGGTCTGCTACCTGGGGTGGACGCCACGCCGGCAGACCCAGACGGGAGAAATGGAGCCGGATCCCCTGAGCGTGACCCCTGGCATCCTGATTATGCCCAACCCCTCCCGTGCCCGGTACGTGGAACGCACGGACCTGGAGAGGAACTTTGACACCAGCAACAATGTTCGCAGACCAAGAGACCTGGCGCAAACCCTGTCCATCAGCATGCTGTTCAGCGTGTACGAGCCGGGTACCAGGCTTCCTGGCTTTGTGGAGAGCTGTGAACAGAAGAGGATGGACATGACCCTGTTGACCGAGGGAACCGAGGAAGGGCTGTTCACCCTCTTGAACTGGATGGACGACGCCAAGGAAAAGCTGCTGGAGCTTAAGTCCATACCGGGCACCGACCTGATGGTGCAGGAGGACAGCGTGATCTACAGCCTGTACACCGACCAGGGCATGGTGGTGGACAAGCGGCCCATATTCTACGGTTTCGTCAATGTGGACTTCAACTGCTACGCCGACAAAGGAACGGACAGCCTGGTTGAAGAGTACTTAAAATAGCGCAAGCAAGGAGGTTTCCCATATGGCTGAATACCTTCATGGCGCGTACGGCAGAATCCAGACGGCGGGCACCAAAGTGGCCCAGCAAAGCCGGAACGCCATCGTCTACATCGGAACCGCTCCCGTGCATACCGTGCCCGGGGGCGCTGCCAACGTGAACAAGCCGCTGCTGATTCAAAACTTCGCAGAGGCGAAGAAGTACCTGGGCTATTCCAGCGACTGGGCAAAGTACACCCTGTGCGAGGCCATGCACGTGCACCTGGAACAGAAAGGGGTGGCCCCCCTGGTGTTCATCAACGTGCTGGACCCGGAGGTCCATACGGCGGCACAGGGCGGAACCCAGAACCTGACCCCCGCAAACGGGCGCATTACCATTGCCGCTGCCCAGAGCATCATTCTGGACAGCGTGGAAGTGAAAACCAGCGGCGAGAACCCGGTTACCAAGCAAAAGGGCGTGGACTACGCCATCGCCTATGACCCGGCCAAAGGCGTGATTACCATTGCGGAGCTGACCACCGGAGCCCTGGGCAGCGCCGCCCTGGCCATCACCTATGACCTGATTGACGCCACGGCCGTGGATGCGGAGGATGTGATCGGGGCCAGCGACGGGGCGGGTTTAAGCACCGGCATTTACGCCGTGAAGAACGTGTACCAGGCCACCGGCAGGATCCCATCCTTCCTGTTGTGCCCGGGCTTTGGCAGCCTGCCTGCCGTGCATACCGCGCTGGTGCAGGCGGCCCAGAAGATCAACGGCCACTGGGATGCCTATGTGTACGCGGATCTTCCCATCACCGCGGACGGCTCTGCCATCTCCCTTTCCTCGGCAAACACCTGGCGGCAGACCAACGGCTTCAACAAGGAGCATGAGACGGTGTTCTTCCCCCTGGCCAAGGGCACGGACGGGAAAGTGTACCACTTGTCTGTGCTGGCGGCGGCCAATCTGCAGGAGCTGCTGATCCAGCAGGACGATATCCCCTACAAGACTCCTTCCAACACCGATTGCCCCATCATCCAGAACCTGTACCTGGGCGAGGACAGCGGAAACGTGATGCTGGACGATGAGGCCATCAACGAGCACCTTAACAAGAATGGCATTGCGTCCGCCGCGTTTGTGGGCGGCCGCTGGGCTCTGTGGGGCGCTCATTCCGCCGATTACGGCCCCTCTGCGGCCGACCGGCTGAACATCGCCGAGACCAACCGGATGATGCTGTTCTACATCAGCAACGACTTCCAGCACAGGCGCGGGAAGAGCGTGGACAAGCCCATGACGCTGAATGACATCAAGAGCATCGTGGCGGAGGAGCAGGCAAGGCTGGACGGCCTGGTGCGGGTGGGAGCGCTGACCTTCGGGCGCGTGACCATCCTGGCCCAGGAGGACGCCGCAAGCGACATGGTGAACGGCGACCATGCTTTCCTGTTTGACGTGACCACCACGCCCTTGGCCAAGAGCCTGACTGCCATCGTCAACTGGACGGATGAGGGCTTTGTGACCTTCTTCCAGGCCCCGTAATGGGTAAGCAAGGAGTGAGAAAGACATGGTGACGAAAGTCTACAACAACGTTGAGGGCCACCGGGTCATCGACAACGGCCTTGTGGTGGAGGATGTGACCAGCATCACGGTGCCTACCATCAAACATACCTCCAGCAAGATTGACTCCTCCGGGATGGTGGCGGCTGTGGAGATGCCTGACATGACCCACCTGGAGGCCATGGAGTTTGAAGTGGCCCACAACAACGGCGTGAACTGCAACCGCCTGGGAGACCCGGGGAAGCATATGCTGGAAGTGCGCGTGGCGCGGCAGAAGTACAATGTGGCCACCGGGGAGATCGGGCTGGAGAGCGTGAAGTTCCGCATGACGGGAGTGCACTCCTCCACGGACAAGGGCAAGGTGGAGCAGGGGAACCCCTGGGGCTCCACGGACAAGTATGCTTGCCTCAGATTTGAGGAGGAAATCAATGGAGAGATTGTGACCCTGGTGGACGCCATGGCCGGAATCATCAAGGTGAACGGCGTGACGGTGACGGATACCGTGGAGAGCATTCTGTCCTGACGGACTTCGAGCAAGTGGATACCCACTTGTGCACTCGGAGGGGCTTCGGCCCCTCCGAACCACCCATGCAATCAAGGAAAGGGATTGAAAAAAATGGACAAAAAGGCATTGCCCATGGCCACCGCTCTGGGAGAGCAGGAGCCGATGGAGGAGGAAAGGTCCGACGTATCGGAGGAGGCAAAGGCTGCCGCGACCGATCCGGTGGAGAAGGCCATGAAACTGAAAAAGGGGAAGCTGGTGCTGGAGAAACCCATCCGCGCGAAAAGCCAGGATGTGACAGAGCTTTCCTATGACTTTACCAAACTGACCGGATGGGACTTCGCCCAGGCGCTGGACAGCGACAGCGAGGCGGGTTCCATTTTCCATCTTACTAACAAGCAGGCGTTCGCGCTGTTTGCGGCGGCTGCCGCCAGGGCCACCGGCGAGGTGGATGAAACCGACGTCAAAACGCAGATGGGAGTAGCAGACGCGGTGTGCGCGATGCGGATTGCCTCGCTTTTTTTCGCCGCTACTGTCCAGGCGGGAAATCGGCGTATTTTGAACGGGTGAGCAATGCGGCCATTGTAAGCCATACGCCGATCACCGATTTCATGGACATGACCATTTTCCGCTTTGCCGAGTTTTTCCGCGCCATCGGCGATGTGATGGAAAAGCTGGCGGACAAGCGGGATCAAGGGCGATAGGGGGGCGGGAGCTCCCGCGCCCGGGAGGGCGCTATGCAGTTTATCTACGAGGGCACGGACATTACGGAGCATATGGAGATCCGCGGCTGTGTCCACCGGGATTTATCCGGCGGGCGAGCGGACAGCCTGGAGTTGGTGGTTGGGAATGCCGCCAAATGGTTTGCCTGGGGGCCCAAGCGGGATGACAAGGTGCTGGTGTCCCACAACGGGTACGACACGGGCACACTTTTCATCTCCATGATTCTGCCAGAGGAGGGGCGGTACCGGCTGATTGCCACGGCCACCCCGTCCGCCGTGCGGCGCAAAGCCTACGGCACCTACGAAAACATCACCCTGGCCGGGCTGATGCGTGCCTGCGCTGCGGAGTGTGGCATGGACTGGGCCCTCTTCGGCCTGGAGGGGAGCATCCGCTATCCCTTCCTGCTGCGCAAGGACGAGGGAGTGACGGCATTCCTCCAGCGTGTGCTGGAGATGGAGGGTGCCACCCTTAAATGCCTGAACGGCAAGCTGGTGGCCATTGGCATTGAGTATGCCCAGGAGCAAAAAGCGGGGCAGAACATTGAGATTCAGTCCGCCACACCCGGCTTTTTTTATCGGCAGCGGGGCGGACGGTGGGACAGCGTGACCGTTATGAGCCCCTATGGAGAGGGCAGGGCCGTGGACACGGCTGCCGACACCTTGGAGAGCAGGATCTATACCGACCTGCCCGCCCATGACAGCCTGTCTGCGGGGCGGTGGGCCAGGGGGCTGTTGCTTTGCCACAATCGACGGGCGGAGGAGATGGAATTTGTCACCCCCTACAATCCCGGCATGACCGCCCTGGCCAGGGTGGACGTGACAAGCGTCACAGACGCCGCCGGAGAATGGGTGATAGACGAGGCCCAGCATGATTTTTTCAAGGGAAGCACCAAGGTGAAGATGGTTCGGAAAATTACCTCCATCAGCTAAAGGGAGGTTCCAATGTACAACGATTTTTTCGGCGCGGCCATCGAACGCGGCCAGGTGGTGGAAAAGACCCAGGCCGGTTACCGTGTGAAAAGCCTGACGCGCGTTGGGGTGGTGACGCCACAGATACAGGCAATGCAAGATGCAGAGTTTGCGGTTGGGGATGGCGTCTACTTCTTTCTGTTTGACGACGGAGAGGGGGGGATCCTGGGAAAGGCCGCAGGAGTGATACAAGAGGAATAAGCAGGATGGAGGGCGCACATGGCAGGGCAGAGACTGGAGACCATCATCACCATCGGCGGAAGCGTGGACAATTCCTTTGGAACCATTGGAAGCGCCCTGCTGGGGCTTGGCTCCACCATTGACGGGATCAGCCAGAAGATTATCGGCTTTGGCAAGGACAGCGTAGGGGAGTTTATCGGCTATGACGACCTGATGCGTCAGGTGCAGGCGGTGGGCGAGTTCAGCGGAGAGGAAATGCGCACGCTGGATGAACTGAACAGCCGAATTGGGACTACATCCACCTACTCCAAGAAGCAGGCGGC